AGATGCTGACTTAATGAGCGTAGCCGGCCCAATTAAGTCTATGACTATGGCAAATACGTGATAGAAGATACGCTCTCCTCCTGCGGATTTAACTAAGCGGGAATTTTCAAGGGAGGGGAGCACCTTCTTAAAAACCAAAACACTATGAGAGTAAAAATTTTAGAGAGCATGGCGGGTGCAAAATGTTATGACGCAGATTGTGTTTATGATATTGATAAAACACAGGCACTTCATTTAATAAAAGTAAATCGGGCAGTAGCGACAGACGAAGACGTTACACAGAAGAAAGAGCAGGGAGCGCACAACCCAGCCCCGAAACCAAAGAAAAAGCGTAAAAGCAAATAATGCCCGACAAGCTCCAACAAACGGCAGCACCCGCAACAACTCCAGTTAGCAGGGACGAGGCAAAAGCACACCTGAATATTGCTTCCACTGACACCACATGGGATACGTTTATAGACACCTTGCTTCAATCCGCTACCGACTACGCAGAGGAAAGGACGCGAAAGGCGGTAATCACACAGACATGGATAAGGTATTTAAACGCCTTCCCTTCATCTATAATAGAGATTCCTAAACCACCGCTACAAAGTGTAAGTTCAATCACATACATAGACACCGCAGGAGATGTGCAAACATGGGATGCGGCTAATTACGATGTGGATATTCGCTCAGAGCCGGGAACGGTCAATGTAAAAACCGATTTTTCATACCCCTCTACTAAGGTAATTCCCAACGCAGTCCTAATTACTTTTGTTGCAGGGTATGGTACTGCTGGCAGCGATGCACCTGCTTTGCTGATAAGCACTATTAAGCTAATAATCGCGCACCTGTTTGATAACCGCGAAATGGTATCAACAATGGGTACACCGGCACAGATACCATTCCCCAATGGCATAGAGCGGCTTTTAGACCAGTATTCATTAAGAGAGTTTGTATGAAGATATTAATCCGCATATCTATTTGGAAAAGACCTGAGATAACAGAAGTTTGTCTTAGTGGTGTTTTGAGGTTAATGCTATACTCACTACACGACATTAAGTGTTTGTGTTTTGGTTCTGAAAAATGGGCTAAAGATATGGTTGAAAGGTATGGCAAATTAGCTCCTTTCGAATTTGAGTTTGTAGAAAATTACCCATTAGGCAGGAAACTAAACACCGGGCTTGATCTTGCTTTAAAACGAGATTGGGATTATATGATGGAACTCGGAAGTGATAACCTTGTTTCAAATAAGCTACTTGACTTATATGAGAATTACTACGGGATAGATTTATTTGGTTGCGATAAAGTTCACTTTGTAAAAAAAGGGAAGGCGAAACTTGTTAATTACAACCTGACATTAATGGGAGCAGGCAGGATGCACAAAAGAGACATGATTGAACGCATTGCCACTAACGTGCACAGGGTTGAATTTCTACAGGGGGTAGCTTCTAAATGTTGGACTTACAATAAGGGTGATATTGTTTACATGAAAGCGACAGATGCAATGTATCATCAGAGGTGCGGACATTGCCATATTATATCAATAGGTCATGTTCACCTTTGGGACGAACACCTCAGTAACGGGCTTGACGGCAACGCAACTACTAAGATGATATTTCACGGGGCAACAAATCAAGTGGTCCCTGTCCCGATATATGAAAAAGATGTAGAGATTGTTGAAAGGTTTCCTTACGTGGTTGATATAAAGTCAGATGTTAATATTTGGAAATATGAGGACTTAGAGGGCGAAAAGGCAGACTATAATCTTGTTTTAAACGAATTTCCAGAATTAAATGACTTTTTCAGGACGACTAAACGACAACGTAACATTCTACACTCAGTCAGTTAGCCAAGACGGGGTAGGGCAAAAGACGGGTTCGTGGAGTGCTGATTTCACCGTACTGGGTGAGGTTGTTTGGCTGCAAGGAAAAGAGCGTTTTGAGGCGGATAAGCTCACAGAAGATTCTCAGGTAAAGATTAGAATAAGATGGAGGTCAGACGTAGTTATTACACAAAGGGTAGCTATTAATAGCGTCTGGTACGACATTGATTCTATCCAGGAAATAAGAAGACGGGAAGCACTAATAATATTTGCTAAAATAATAACCAATACATGATGGAACGATTAGGTGGAGAGATTCAGGGCCTTGATGAGCTTGGTAAGATACTGATAAAACTTCCAAAAAGGGTAGTAACGGCAAGTAAAACCAAAGCATTAAGGGCAGGAAGTGGAGAGATACGAAAAGGGATAAGGGGCAAAGTGCCTAATGTTACACTGAGATTTAAGTGGGGTAAAAGGAAAGGCGAAAGTTTAAATATAGGCAAAGAAATAAGGAAGTCAATAAAGAACCAAATGAGAGGGCGTGGCTTTGAAAAGTATGCAGTAATAAGACCAGTAGGCCAACTGGTGGGGCTCACCTCTATGTTAGAGTTCGGAACTTTGTCTGACAGGTCAGAAGACCTTGCGCCTGAGACATTAAAAAGAATGGGAACTAAAACAGATAGCAGTGGAAGGGTATCATTTGCAGGTAGATCAGCTATGGTAAAAGCAGGGTTAGGATTAAAAAAACGACCGTTTATGAGGGCAGGATTCAACGCATCAAAAGGCAAGGCAATGGCAAAGGTTGGGAAAGTATTTATCGAAGAAATTCCTAAACAGGTAGATAAACTTGTTAAGAAGGGCAAGGTAAGCGGATTTGTAAAAGTGTAATTATGGAAAAAGCACTATTCAATATATTAAGCAATACATCAGGGGTAACTGATTTGGTAAGTACAAGGATTTATCCTGAGCGTGCAGACCAGCAGGAAGTAAATCCGTATATTACTTACGGAAGAGTGTCAACCTCTCCACAGGATACCAAGACAGGGTTTGTAGTGGCAAGCGGTGTAAGCAAATTGGATGAAGTTATCGCAGATGTAGATTCGTGGCATAAAAACGAAATAGATGCCAAAGCAATAGCATTAGCTGTTCGCACAGCACTTGACCGCAAAGCAGCGGGTACTTACGGTGGAGAAACATTAGATTCAATTCAATATACAGGTGAGCGTACATTTTTCGATGACGAAGCCCGTATGTATAGACATTCACAAGAGTTTAAATTCAGAATGAAACCATGAAAATCAAACTAAAAAAGAAGTGGGGCCAATATCCCAAAGACACCGATTTGCAGGTGGACAGGCAGACCGGAAAAGTATTAATCGCTAAAGGTTTTGCTATTGTAAAAGATTTCGTAACTTTGCAAGAGAAAATAGCTGTTAAGGAAGGATATGATAAGGCGGTTGAGCGCATTGAAAAGATGCCGGAGAGGGCGCAGGATTTAGTAGATATTTTTCCGACTATTTCAAACACAGTTCTTTTGCAAGAGTACTTAGAAGACACCCGCATCACGGTAAGCAAGGCAGCAGCCAAGCGTATCAGTGAGTTGTAATTCCCGCGAATATTTTTTTAATTAAAATTACTAACTATGGCAACAGTTGGAGCCGTAAACGGCACAACGCTACTGCTTTACGAAGCTGGAGTAGCAATCGCAGGCACTACAAGTCATTCCTATTCAAGGGAAATGGAAACACGTGAAGCAACCACTAAGGATTCGGCAGGAAACGCTGAATTTCTTGAAGGTCTGAAAAGCGGGACAGTGGATTTTGAACTACTGACAGCGTTTGACGCTGTTAAGGGGTATGAAGAAATGCACGCACTTCTTGAGGCACGCACAAAGGCGGTTTGGAAAATCTCAACCGAAGTGGTGGGTGATCCACGTTATTCATTTAACGGCTATGTTACCTCTTTAGGGATGGATGCCGGGCTTGAAGAAACAATGACATCAAGCGGGAGTATTCAGATCACAGGGGTAATTACGACAGCGACAGTAACTTAAAACCATTAGACGTATGAGCAATATTCACAACCTTAAACTAAGGGAAGAAACAGTACAATTAAAATTTGATAACTGGGCTATCTACAACCTTGAAAAAGAACTTGGTGGTAAATCGCCCTTTATCTTTTTAAAAGAGGGCGGGGACGTTACCTCTATTTCTTTCCTTGCTTCATGTGTATGGGCAGGACTTTTACACAAAGACCCTGATTTAACCGTAAGGCAAGCTATTGAGATGTTCGATTTAAAATTTGCACGCATGGGAGATATAGCCAATGTACTTGTTCAAGGTCTTCAGGATGCGTATGGCATAGAAGACGAAAAAAAAAAGAAGGTAAAAGAAAAACAGGAAAAGAAGAAAGGAGAATAGATTTTAAAACAGCGAGGGAAAGCGCATACTTTCTAAACCTCAAGCCACACGAATTTTGGCATGACTTTGATTGGGGTGAATTTGTTTTATATCATAACGCGCAAT